CTGCCGCTGGTTTCGGTGTCGCCCTCTTCCAGCGCTATCTCAACAACACGGTCGGGCCATTGGGCTTTGTCCCCGAACTCTGGAAAATCGAGGCGAAAGCAGCCCACTGACATGAATGGATCAAATGACATGATTTCGCCTCCCGGTTATTAAGCGTCCAGCGCTTCTTCGATTTTTTCTTTCAGGGTTTCCATGCTCCAGCGGTTATCTGCTGCTTTGCCGGTAACTTCCTTGTATTCAGCCTGCAGGCCTTCCAGGGTTTCGCCGTCGGCAGATCCGCCGTCATTTCCGGAGCCCTCACCGCTTCCGCCGTTGTCGTCGTCCAGATCCAGATCATCACCGGATGGCGCCCCAACCTGAATCAGATCACTGTCCTTGATGAGCTGCTTAGTGAATCGAAGACTGGCAGTTTCTTTGTCAACCGCCATCGCGGGACCGGCAGGCAGCAACTGATACTTAACTGCCTTGCCTTCGATTTTGTTGTTCAGCGTGATCAAACGCTTGGAGTTGTTCTGTAAATTAACCTTGCTCATGCTTTCACCTATCACAAAAAAGCCCGCCTCATTGCTGGGGCGGGCCCTATGGCTTTAATGTATTGGGTTTAGATGGCGTCGCGATAAGCCGCAGAGCCAGGATAGCGGAACTCTACACCGCCCACCTTGTACTCGCTCGGAACATCGATTCGCAGGCCTTTAGGCTGGGGTGGCAGAGTGCGCCACGGCATGGGCAGCTTCATCACCAGATTTTCCGGGGTTTTCTCGTAGGCGATCATGCGTGCCACGCTGCCAGCGCCAGCCGTACCCAACTCAAGCACAGGCTTGATCTGCAGCTGCCCGCCAGTTTTCGCGGTGAACAGGTTATTTTTCATGAAGTATTCCAGAATCGTGGTGTCAGTGCCCGACGCCATTCGAGTGGTGGCGATGTAGGCCCACCGGGTGGAATCCAACAAAAGTTCATCGGCCAGGTGTACGTTTGCGGAGTTTTCCCACACATCCAGAAGAGGCTGGTTAAGGTCTTCAACGATCTCGTCATTGGTCGCAGTAGACCAATCAACCACGCTGTTGGCAGATTGAACGTTGGGGTTGTTGAACAAGCCGTACATGCCACGCGAACTGTCACCATTGAATGCCAGGCGCTGGCAATGCTCCTGGAAGCCACGGAAGGACATCTTGCCGCCCTCGGCATCTATAGGCATGTTCATGGCAATAGATTTGCGCAGCTCATCCAGGGTGTAGCCAAACGAAATTCCGCCATAGCCCACCGGGATATGATCGATCTTGGCATTCATCGCCACCTGTGGCAGATCATCACCGTTCGCGCCGATGAATTTACCCATGGTAACCGCGTCGTAAGAGCGGTAACTGATTTGATCCACCCACTCAGGGTCAGAGGTGTCAACCGGCACCAGTTCCTGATAGATAATGTTTCGGTATTTGGTTTCGTAGATTTTCGCTTCTACGTTTGACAGCTGGCTGATATAGAAGGCCAAGCCATCATCAACGGTCGGCAGGTTGCGATCAATCGTTACAGATCGCTCTACACCATCAACGGTAAACTTTAGGGTTACGAGATTCATGGATTAGCCTCCAGTGTTCAGAGAGATTTTAACCAGGTCGCCAGTGTCGCCACCGGTCAGGAACTTGGCGCCAGGGATGGCAACAGACAAGGTACCCGATGCTCCCACAGCGTTGGCAAAGTCGCCGGGATTGGTAGCGCCGACACGAAGATAAGCGGCCTCGCCCGCAACAATTCCGTCGCTGGCGGCAGTCACCCAAATGACACCGGAAGTCAGAGCTGAAAAATCACGATCAACGGGGGCCCCAAAAGTATCACCATCTTCATATGCACGGTTCAGCTCGCGGATGGCTACGCCAACGAAGTCAGCAGCAACCGACGCAGGGATTGGCAGAATGGCGCCATCCTCACCGCTACGCACAACACCCTTTCCATAAGCAATAGTTGTTGAAGCCTCGGCATTCAGCTTGGACACCGCGTTTTTGAGCTGCATATCGGCGATCATGCCGGCGTAGGCCGCGCCGTGCTCAGTTGAATATGTGGTTTGTACGGGCATGGCTTATGCTCCTTCGTGGTTGGTTTTCCAAGCGTTCTCTAACTCTTGGGTGTATCTGTCTTTGGCTGATTTCTTTTCGCCATCAGCGACCGGGCTAGAAAGACTGGCAGCCAGGCGGGATAGCGAGTCAGTGGATTTTTTCTTGTCCTCTTCGTCTTCGTCCTCGGCTTCCTCGGCCTTTTCTTCGGCCATATCAAATGCGGCCTCGATATAGGCTTCTGATTTGCCATCAAGATTCATCTTCAGGCTTTCCAGGGCGGCCCGCTTGATTGCCATAGGGTCCAGCGAATCACAGCTAAACTCTTTGCCTGCTACCTTGCAGGCTCGACCCTTAACGGTTTCCAGTTCCTTCAGTCGCTTGGAGATAGCTTCATCACTGGAGGCTTTCTTGGATTTATCCAGCTCGGCGTCTTTTGCGTCCAGCTTTGCCTGCATGGAGTCGATTGTTTTTTGGGCCTTGTTGGCTTTCGCTTCGGCGTTGGTCGCTTTGTCCTTCAGTTGCTGCAAAGCATCTTGAACAAGCGCAGCCTCGGCTTCGCTCTGCACTTCGATGGCCCGGCCATTATCAAGTGTTACTCGTGGCATGGGTTTGTCTCCTGTGGGGGATTTATCAAATACACGGGCCATCGCGCCCGCTCTCGCTTTATCCACCAGCGCCACATGATTAATGCGTATGTCACGCTGGATGAATTCATATTCCTGGCCGTCATCGGTCACGCCAGGCGAATGCACGTACTCGGCGGTATAGCCCGCTGATAGCTGAACCTTGCCGGTTTCTATTTTCTTTATTGCTTCTGCGTCCTTGACGATCAGGTCGGCAAAAACAAAGTCGCCATCCTGAACACCAAGTCCGCGCACGTGGCCTACTGTCAGCTTTTTGTAGGTGTCGGCTGACACCATTTCGCTAGGGTGATCGTCCGTTACGTCCTTGGCGTCGTATGAAGCCAATGATTCGGCGCTGAATACCTCTTCTGGTGGCCGGTAGACGTTGATTACATCCAAGGGGTTGCGGTCAGTAATACCCAGCTCTTTGGCCAAATACTGCTGTATGCCGGTTCGCGCAACTCGCCCAGGAACCTTTAGAAATCCTTCGTCGGTATACTCCCGGCGCGTCACGCCATAGGACGCCACCAAATCAAGGGTTTTGATCTTCATGGTTACTTGCTCTTTTCGATCTCGAAAGAAGGGACTGGCCGCGCAGTACACCGGCACTGATAATCTTCACCAGGAGTTAAGGGGATGCCTTTACTGTTCTTGGGCGGATCATCCCAGCGATAGATCCCGCGCCCATATTTGGTTTGGCGTCGTGCAAATTCGACGTGTTCGCTTCTGACGCGCTGATCGCTTGAGTCTATCCACTGGAAGTACTCAAAGCCTGCGGCCTTCTGGCGGCGCTCTGACAGCCCTGAATTAATCTTTGAGGTCTGATCCCTTGCGATTCACTTTGCGCGGCTCTGCGTGAGCTGGTAGCGCTCCTGAAGCTGTTTGACGATAATGCCGGGGCGGTTGCCTGCCCGCATGTTGGTCATAACAGTGCGCTCAACCTGTTGCAGATACTGTTCAGGTATTGACTTGATCAGGGCCACGTTGTCTTTGGTGCTGGCCCCTAGATAATCCTGCAGCGTTGGGGAGTCGCCAAACAAGTCAAGGCCGACGCTCTGCATTGATTTGCTGAACTTCTTGCGGTTGGCCTCGTTGGCAGTGATCACAAACTCGCCCGCTATCCTTTCCATGATGCTGGCAGTCTCTGCGCTTTCCCAGAATGCCTTTTCAGATTTAAAAGCGTTGGTAATGTCATCATCCCAGCTGTCGGCTGTGTAGCTGCCCTCAAGGCCTCGAATCAGTGGAATAATTTGCTGATCAATGCGACGCTTGATATGCCTGACCATTCGCTGCAGGTGGGCGTTGTACATGATCCCGGCTTGCTTGCTTAACGGTACCGCTTCAATTTTGCGGCGCCGTGGCTTGTTCGCCATGGCTTCTTTAAGGTGCTGCTGGCGCAGGTCTTTAGGGGTCGCCATTGCTATTTTTCTCGCCCTGTCTATCAGTGCCCTCGGGAACATCGCTAACTAAGGAATTAGCCTCTTCCTCTGACACCGGGAATGATGTAGCAATAACCTTTATGGCTGTACTTTTCGATATTTCACCGGTTCTTATTCTTGATATGATTTCAAGTATTGCCGTAACCTGGGCTCCATTGAGAGATGACTGAGGGTCCACTGCAAGGTCGCTTTCTTGTCCATTCTCGTTGATCAGGCCTATTCCAGTAGGGCTTTCCTCTTCTGGCGCTTCCGGATCACCGGTCACTGGCTCTTCAAACATGTTTCCCATTTCCAGTTCTTCCAGCTCGTTGATCTTTTCTTCATCAAGCTGGTAGCGCTCATTGGATTGGAGATCCCGCTGAACTTGGGAAACTTGAATAACGCCAGATTGCAGATAAATATCGGCCTCTTGCGCACGCATCAGACCTGCCTGCGCGACCTCAACGCCATTCTGCTGCTCAAGTGGGTTCCATTCAAATGTGTAATCGGATGGCATTGAGCCAACTGCAGATCGAGCGAGAACTTGGTCCAACCAAGAGAGAGGCTGATTAAGCTGTGAGCTCTGCTTTGATCTCAGGCTGTTGTAGTAGTTTTTAAGATCCCCTTCGCCCGTGGCATTCATGCCCTTGGCGCTGGTGCCAAAAAGGCGGGTCAGTGGAATGTCTGCGGCGCCACTGATCCAGGTCATAAACGTATCGATAATTGGGGCAACGCCGGAAAGCTGCAGAGTCAGGCGGTCCATTGTTTCGCCCTCGTCAAGTAGCGCCATATTGATGATTGATTTCATCTGGCTATAAAGCTCGTATCGCTTGCGTAGCGCGTCCT